CTTCTGGGACAAAGGCCGAACGGCCAGAACCCCGGAGAAATGGCTAGAACTAGCAACGGGAAAAGAAGATCACAACCCTGTGCAAAAACATACCTTTGTTACGGATAAAGGAATAGGAGTGTCTACCGATTCGCGCCGAATGTATCTAATACCTACCGAAAAAGAACCTGGCTTCTATTTAAAAGGGCTTAAGATCCCTGAGAACAGAATACCTGGCAAATTTCCAGATTTTACAAGAATAATCCCCAAAAAAGCAGAATGTCGAACAAACGGATACGTCACCCTGGGGGACTTCATCCCCTCAGAAGAACTGGGCCTCAAAACAGTCTATCTCCAAATTGACGACATTACGAAAGTGCATTTTAATCCTGTTTTCATTAAAGAGTCGTTCACCATGGACAAGAAAACAAAGGTAAAATACTGGCAAGAAAAACCATCTTATCCCGTTCTATTCGAATTCTCCGACGGTAGACAGGCAGTTATTATGCCTATGACGTCATGACGTGGCGAGGAGGAACTAATGCGCATGTCTGCATACAATGGTTGGACAAATTACGAGACCTGGTTGTTGGTTCTGTGGCTGGATAATGACCAGAACATGTACGATTTCTGGGTGGAGCAGGGGAAGAAGGCGGAAGAACCTTATCATCTGGCCCAAGAAATGAAAGATGATTTCTATGGACAGTTAGGGGGCTGCCGGGGGGTCACTGGTTTTTTGGCGGACTTGCTCAATGCGGCTCTCCAGGAGGTAAATTGGCAAGAAGTTGCACGAGAATTTTATAATGTAGGGCATGAACGGGGAGAAAATAGATGGTAGGCTTCATTGTATTTTGTATCTTGATTTGTTGGCTAATCGTGAAACTTTGAAAGGGGGAAGAGATGAATATACACGAACAGTATCGCCGGGATTATGACGTTTTGAAAGGTTTTCGCATTGTGGGAGTCGAGGTGGAGGTCGAGGATGAGGAGGAACAGATTCACCAGCTAGTCTTGGTTATCAAACGGGGTGACATACAACTGAAGTTGAGACCCTTCCAAAGTCAGATGGGTGGACCCGGATATTTGAGTGTAGAGCCGGGTTAGAGCAAATAGGTTTAACCCCTAGGCACCGCCTAGGGGTTTTTCTTTTGCACTGGAGCACTTTTATATTCCTCAATCCTGAGACATGGTAGTCTGGCCCAAACAAAATTTGCGCACCTCCGCCAAAATTTTATACCCCTGAAAAAATGTGAACTTTCTGCACATTTTGTCCTGATCCTTGGAAAATGTGTAAATTACGCACATTTTCTCGGGGGTGTGGTAAAATTACCACACCTTGTAAAGAATAGTGTGCGGATTTCCGCACACTATTCCCAAAGGTAAGACCTCTCCCCAGTTTGCGCTGAAACATAGTTGGAAAGGGCTACTGTTGGCCAAATAACCATCAATACCCCCTGCGAGCTCGCTCTAGGAGCTTATTTACCCCTGGAGAGAAAAGTTTTCCACAGGTTTTCCACAGGTTTTCCACAATTCAAACGCAAGATTGGAAAAGTTTACATAATAAAGATTATCAGACGTTGATATCTATCAACTTTCTGATACCCCTACCCTATTTTGTTGGTANTATCACTTGTAGGTAGGGGGTACGGGGGTGGGGTTTTGATTTTCATATCGTAGTGTATAGATCACCTCAGAAATTTCCGCCAAAATACCGGTTTGCAAGCTTTGNGGAGTATACCTGGGAGGGGGTTTCCCGCCCCAAATTTGCTTTTCTATACCCTTTGTGGTACATTTGTGGTAGGGTGCTTGGGATGGAGCCCATGCAAGCCCAGNAGTTCCCGNTGGCACCCGCCAATTTTTAACTTGCGACAGACTCGCGTCATACTCACGACATTTTGGCGCTCAAGGGCCAGAATAACGGCCCATAGCGGAAAAGGAGTTAAAACGATGCCATGTAAAGGGAAAGGCGGCAAAAAGGCCGGCAAAAAGGCCGGCAAAAAGGCCGGCAAAAAGGCCGGTAAAGGTGGGAAGAAATCCACCAAAAAGAGGCCAATGGGTGGAAAATACTAGCAGCATCCGGGATCAGTTAGCTGATCTTAAGCAAAAGAAGCTCGAGCTGTTGGCTGAGAAGAAACAGTATGTAAAAACCCATCAGCTGGAGTTTTTTGAGCCCCAGGAGCAGCAACAGCCAATAATCGATGATGTTCTTGATGAATTGATCCGGACGATCATCATTTTGGGCGGAAATCGGTCGGGAAAATCCGAAATTCTTGTTGCCATCGTTTGTGCGTTCCTGGAGCACCGGCTAATCTGGGAACCACAACCCACGGAGGTGGAATTAAATGGAAAACCGGCAACACAGCTCGAAATCGTCGATGGAGAAGTTGTTTTCACGGATGGAATTGAGCCAGTCGGAGATCGATTTGCTACCCGCTTTAAGGGCCCGCTTAAAATTAGAGTGCTGGGAGAAGATTACGAAAAAGCAATTGGTCAAACGCTTTTACCTAAATTCTTCCGCTTCCTGCGCCCCGAGCTAATTGCAGGAAAGAAAAAGAATCAGAGCGGCGTTGTTTGCCAGATTGTCTTAATCGACGGTTCGGTTATTGACTTCCTAACGTATCAGCAAAGCTCCAGCTCAATGGAAGGGTGGGATGGCCATCTGGTCGTTTATGATGAACCCCCACCCCGGGCTGTTTTCATTGCGAACGAGCGTGGTTTGATTGATCACAAGGGAATCTCCCTTTTCGCCATGACACCCCTAAAAGAGCCCTGGATAGCTAACGAGCTGGTGAATAAGGTTGATAAAACGATCAAAGTTCATGTTCTGAGGACGTACGATAACCCCCACATCGATCAAGAAGCGGCCAGGAAGTTTGCTAGCAAATTGTCGGATGAAGAGAAGGAAACCAGGATCGAGGGCAAATTCCTCCATCTCCAGGGCCTTGTTTTCAAAACTTTCAAGCAAGCGACCCATGTTATCGAACCGTTTGACATCCCGAAGCACTGGACATGCTATGTGGGGATTGATACCCATCCACGCACCCCACAAGCCCTCCTTTTCATGATGGTCGACCCGAGGAGCAATGTTTATGCGATTCATGAAGTATTTGAACACGGAACCCCCGAAGAGATTGTGGACTGGATTGTTAATTTTCACGAAAAGATCCACAAAGTCCACGCAGCCATTATCGAGCCGGGGAGCAAAGGAGACAAGAATCGAGGGGATTCAACCTTCGAAATCATTCGAAAAGGGCTCAATGCCGAAGATATTCCGCTGATTGAGGGCAGCAAAGATCTGGCTGGAGGAATTCTCCAGGTACGGCAGGTGCTCGTCACCCAGAACGGAAAACCCGCATTCTTCGTGTTTGATCACTGCGAACGGCTGATTTTCGAGTTCCAGAACTATGTTTGGGATGATTGGAAGCAAACCGGGAATTCCGCTAAAAGTGAGAAACAAAAGCCCCTAGACAAGGACGATCATCTACTAGAATGTGCCAGACGCATAATTCAGCACCCTGCCGAGTATGTGAACCCCCAGAATATCAAACGGCTGGTGGATCTAGCTGGTACCCCATTTTCACCTCATAACCCCCTGGCCGGGTATTAAATGTTGACAACCTATCAGAATCCTGATAAGTTGGAGATATGGGGGTATAAATGGCAGATAACCTTACGTACGGCAATCCCAGTTTCACAGTTAAGAAAGAAACTAACGAATTAGCCAATCCTGTTGTTGAGCACATCAACAAGAAATTCGAGGATTGGCGATCTGCTCGTTCTACTCTCGAAGAATATTGGATAATGTGGTACCGAGCTTGGAGATGTATCCAAACCCGAGAAGATGCCCAGCGGAAATCCGAGAAAAGCCAGATCAAGATTCCGGCTACCAAAGAAGCGGTAAACAACGCTGCTGATGCTCTCTTTGACATTCTTTTTGCAAATCGGCCCTATTTTAGAATTGCTCCACAGTTTGTGGATCTTACCGGTGTTGCTCCTGAAATCGCGGCCAAAGAACTGGATGACAGGGCAAAGCGAGCCGAGCTTATCGGTAAATACATTGCTTACCTCCATATGCGAGAAAAGTACCCCAGTAAAGTGCGTGAAGCGATTATCGAGATGTGCATTTATGGGACAGTTATTGGACGCATTGTTGCTCGTCCGGTTGTTAACAAAGCCTTGAAAAAAACAAGAATAGAGCAGCCAATTAAAGATGATGACGGCAATATATTAGACATGTTTCAAACGGACGATGTACAAAAGTTCGAGCAGCGTGTGGTCCATCCTGCTTTACAGCACATCCCAATCGAGAATTGTTATGTTGATCCCGCATCCACTACAATCGATGATGGGGAGGGATTAATCATCCGCAGCTGGGTTAAGGATTTCAAGCTCCGTCAGTTGTTGAAAGACGGAGTCATAGATGTTCTCCCCGGGGAGCATGTCACACCTGAGTTTGACGAGATACGTGAGCGTAAACTTAACTACTTCGGTCTGGACATTTTTACACGCGATAACGATGTCGAGCTATTCGAGTATTGGGGTTGGATGGAAGCAGAGATGCTGGATAAAGTCGGTTTCAAGGACTACGACAAAGACGTAGGTGGTGCGGAAATCTGTGCCATTGTAGCGAACAAACGCTGGCTGCTCAAGCTGGTGAAAAACCCTAATTACTCTGGGGAAAGACCTTTCGTCAAAGCCGTATTTGAGAAAGTGCCCGGGGAGTTCTACGGCATCGGCATAGCCGAGATCAGCCAAGGCCCACAGGCTGCGCTAGATGCGACAGTCCGATCCCGCATGGATAACAAAGCTCTTTCCATCAACCAGATGATGGGGCTGAATGTGGACAACTTCTTACCGGGCCAGAACTTAAAGACCTACCCCGGTAAAACCTTCTTGTTCCGGGGATCCCCAAAGGACAACCTGATGCCTCTGGTTATGCCAGACATCACCAGTGGATCCTACCAGGAGTCGAACGAATACGAGCGGTACATCCAATCAGCCCACGGGATTTCCCGAATGGTTGGTGGGATGCCAGCCAAGCGGGGAGAACAGACCGCCACCGAGATCTCAATGTTAATGGGTGGGGCCAATACTCGGCTGAAGGTGCTGGTCAAGACCTTCGAGGACGATTTCGTCGCCTCTGCGCTGAAGTGGTACACCCGCATAATCCTTCAGCACATGGAAGATACCGAGATGTTCACCATTTTTGATAGCCAGAACGGTCAAGTTCGGTATGAAACAATTACTCCGGAAGATATTGCCGGGGATTTCGATTTTGTTCCCCAGGGAACCACAGCAATTAATTCACAGCAGGAAATCCAGCAGAGGATCCAGTTCCTCCAGCTGACTGCTAACCCAATGGATATTCAGTTTGTTAACCGCAAATATCTGCTGAAGAAGGTCTATGAAGCCTTTGATTTCAATGACGCGGATATTGCCATGTTGCAAGAACCAGCCCCGCTGCCAAATCCGGAATTAGCCGGTGGTGGGCAGGGATCCCCACCTGGGGCCCCAAAACAGCAGCAGCCCGGTACACAGCTTAACCAACCAAGTTTACCTGGAGGTCAACCCACATGAGCGAAAACCCCTTAGTTGATGCCCTTAGAGCTGTTAATAACTCACCTGGTTTTCGGGTTTTCCGAGATTTCATGAGCGAACGGAGAACTGCTTGCTTAGAACTATTAGCAGACCGAGAACGGTGTGATAGCACGGATGTTGTTAACTATCTCCAGGGACAGGCCCTGGTGTACCAATCATTAACCAAATTGTTTGATCACGATCTACCCTTGTTGGTTCAACAGCAAGCAGAAGATAAATTACGAGAGGCCAGTGATAACGCTGATAACCTCAAAGAATTCAGGAGGGATTTGTGAGTAAACGTAAGCAGAAATCTCAAAGCTTGGCCCCACAGCAGGATAACCAAGCGGGAATGATCCGGACAGGTGAAGCGGTAGAGTTTGAGCCTACGCTCAAGCTTCCCGAGGAAGTCACCTTAACCCGTGAGCAGGAACGTGGGGATCGCTGAAGTAGCAGAAATGGAGGCCAAAGCTGCAAAGGAACGGGAAGGACAAGCCCCAGCTCCAGAACCAGCTCCAGCCCCGGAACCTCAACCACCCGTACCTACGGCACAGCCGGAGGATAAGTTCGCAGACAAATCACGCGAAGACGTTGTCGAGATGTATCGACATCTAGAGGAAATGAACGGAAAGCAGCGAAACGAGGTTGGCGAATACCGTCGACTATTCGACGAGGCTATCCTTCAGAAGCGAGATCCTGCACCACCTCCTAAAGCTGACCCAAAGGAAAACGAAGATCTGTTGAATTTAATCTTGTCTGATCCCAAGAAGTTCAAGGAGATGACAAAACGGGAAGTTCGGGAAGAGATGACTCAGGATCGACAAGTTAGCTCTGTCCAAGCTCTCCAGCAGAAGAATGAAACAACGCTTCTGAACCCAAACTTCCGGGCATGGGTAGCCCAGACTATTCCGCCCGAATTGGCCCAGGCAGCGGATCAGAATCCTCGCCTACTCCAATTCGTGCTCAACACGTATAACAATCAAACAGCACCTCCAGCCCAGGATCCGGCCAAACCGGCACCAAGTGTGAAGGTTACGCCAGTGGGCCCGTCAGCGGGAACTTCAGCTACAAAGAAGGTTCCCACCACGAAGATCTGGACACGCTCTGAAATCCGGCAATTAATGATTTCCGGGGAGTATGAGAAACCAGAGGTTCAACGGGAGATCCAACTGGCCTATAAGCAGGAGCGGGTACGGGGTGGCTAAATAAAAAGGAGATAGATTACCATGGCTACATGGCCCATTCAAACTGATGTGATGGGTAAAGCTGGTGTCGAAAACGCAGCTAATACCTTTGTACCCCAACTATGGGCAGATGAGATTTTGGTCAGCAGGGAGAAAAACCTAGTTGCTGCCAGCTTCTTCAAGCGAATCAACCATAAGGGTAAAGCCGGGGATACCATCAATATCCCATTCATTTCGAATCTAACCACCAATGACAAGGTGGAAACTCAGCCGGTCACCTTGCAGGTTATCGCTGAAGGTAAAAAGCAGGTTCTGTTAAACAAACACAAAGAGACATCCTTCCTAATTGAGGATTTCTTGAAGATCCAGTCCAAGTATGACTTGCGGTCGGAGTACACCAAGAAGGGTGGCTATGCCCACGCTTTGGTTGTGGACACTGACATTTTCGCTCTGTTTGTTGCGGATCTTCCCGCCGCTTACAAAGTTATCGGTTCTGATGGAATCACTGCTTTCGGTGGTGCTAATGAAGCCGATCTTACAGATGCTGGCTTACGCCGGGCTATCCAGACTCTTGATGACAACCTCGCCCCTCAAGAGGGTCGCTGTTTGTTCATCCCACCCTCTCAGAAGAATGCGCTTTTGGGAATTAACAAGTTCACCTTGTTTGAACAGCTGGGTCGAACCCAGGAACTCCACCAGGGTACTTTCGGATCCATTTACGGCATCACCGTAAAGGTTTCCACTAATGTGCCCACCGTTGGTAACGCTCGCGTTTCCATCCTCACACACAAAGATTCCGTATGTTGCGCTATGCAGCAGGACGTTCGGGTTCAGTCGGATTACAAACTTCAGAACATTGCTACCCTCGTAGTGCTTGATTCCATTTATGGGGTTAAGTCTCTCAGGCTCGATGTGGATGATGTTTCCAGTTCCAACAACAGACTGTGTGAAGCGGTAGGTATTTACACTCCTTAAGTAGGTTTTTCGGATACGGTTGTCCCGTTTTCGGGGGCTGGTAACTCCAGCCCCCACTTTCTAAGGAGGCTCAGATGGCTACACAATTGGATTGGACAGCAACTCGGAATGATATCTTTCGGAATGCCTATTGGAATTCTGGCATCGTTCCCTATGGCGAAGAACCTGATGCAGATCAGATTAAGATCGCCAAATTCCACCTCAATTCTATTGTAAAGAACCTTGAAGCTAGCATCCAGCCCCTTTGGGCTTACCGAGATGTCCCTATCAATACCATTGTTGGGCCTCCGCCTACTTACATCATCCCCGAAGCGGATGCTGTGGGCATTGATAGTGCTTGGGTCACAGAGAACAACCTGACTACCACTATTGACATTTACAGCCGGGAGCATTACTACAGCCTGGAGGATCGGTTTGTAACCACTGGACGACCCCAGGGGGTCTACTTCGAGAGGGATGTAAACGCATCCCGGCTCCACATTTATCCCATCCCCGATGCGATTTATGCAATGACCTACCGGTTATCGATTCGACTCCGTGATTTTGATGTGCCCGACGATAACATTGCCGGGGATCTATGGCCCCAATCTTGGATTGAACCATTAACGTGGAAGCTCACAGCCAACCTTTCCCATGTTTTCCGACTCCCTCTCAAAGAGCGGGTGCTCTATGAGAAGAAAGCGGATGATCTGTTGAAATCGGTTAAGGTTGACAGCTTCTCTGAGAACGATAGAGGTGAGGTGAAATTTGAAGCTGAATAAACTTAACATATTACTATTTATACTGGCTGTGGTCTGCTTAGGGCTACCTTCGCCAGCACCCGCTCAAATGAATGTCCAGATTGAGCAAGGCCAGCTGTTTCTTGATGTTGCAACGGAAACGCTGAGTGTAGGGGATACCACCCCAGTTATTGTTGGCACCCTCCCGCGGCATACCCGAAACATCATGGTAACTGCTTTCAACGGGGATGTTCTGGTGGGCAATCAGAACGAACTTGCGACCGGAACCGTTTGGACAGCTGCTTACAAAATTGCGAGTGGAACCACTATCAAAATTGACGGGCTTTACACCCGGAATCCCGGGATTTGGTTCCTGTGCAACAATGCGCTAACCGCCATTGTGAAGATCGCAGCGTGGGGAGGCCCGTAATGAGACAACGCCTATGGCTTATTGTCCTTTTAGCCCTCATCCCCGCTCTGCTCTGGGGTGGGGGTGCGGATCTTTCAACCGATCCTGGGGCTTTCCGAAAAGAGGGCGGAACGATTACCGGTGATGTTGCCATCGAAGGGGGCTTGGTTGTTTCAGGCACAGCCCTCCTCCCAGGTTTAGTTATCGCTTCTGGGGTTCCAACTCTCGCCTCTGATGTGGTAATTACTAATGCGACAATTACCGGTAACTTAGCAGTCCAGGGGAACACTCAGTTAAATGTTTTAGACGTTACGGACACTACAACTACCCGCTCCAACCTGGGTGTCTATTCAACTGGAGAAACGGATGCTATTGCCGCTACTCTTTCTCTGGATCTTACTACTCATGCGCTGGATAACTCCACCCATAGCTGTGATACAATTGCATCTCTAACTGCGCTTGAGGATCATATGGCGTCCTGTGCTGCTTCCTGTGCCTCCAATACGGTAGAAGCGGGTGGGAATGCTTTGCGCTACTACTTTGAGGAAATGGCATCCGATATTCCCACTTACGAAGCATTCTCAACAACTCCGGTGGTGGATGTAGCATCTGACACGGTAAAAACTGTCACAGGTACCCTTTCCGAGATAGATGCTTGGGCAACGCCAGTGGGGGAACCCGATCTATCAATTCTTCAGTCCGGGATCATCAATGTTCACTTGGATTTCACCAAGGGTTCCGGGGCACATCTCTATACTATGTTTTCCCTCTACTCAAGGACCGCTAGTGGGGTGGAAACTTTTATTGCATCCTCGGGCATCTATCTGGCAACCACAGATGGGGCCAACTACACAATAGCTCTGGACATTGTTATCTTAGCTCCCGTTGTTTTGGATCCCACAGATCGCTTGGTTATCCGCCAATTGGCAGCTAAGGGATCCGGCGGGAATACCTCCATCCAAAATTGGTATGGGGGAACCCGACAAGGCTATATTGCCGTCCCCATTAGCGGAACCAACTTTGCCAGAACTGACTTTTCCAATGTAGCCAACGCTTCCATGAGCGGAAGTTTAGATGTGGAGAATGATGTCACAGCCACTGAATTCTACGGTAGTGGTCAGTTTTTAACCGGTGTGGGCGGCGCTCTTACCGTAACCGACGAAGTGCAGACTACCAGCACAGCAACCAACACTGTGACAACCACTATGACAATTCCGGTTGCCACTCAAACACTAATGGTTCACATCAACGGGTTGGAAAATCCGATTGTGAGGAACCATGCTAACGAAGTTCAACTCCCATCGGTCGTTCCATCCGGGACGAGGGTATCGTTCAGAAAATTTAACTAAGGAGCTTTATGGTGAAACGTCTGTCTCTTGTACTATTTCTTCTACTCCTCGTCCCTGGTTTTGCCTTTGCACAGATCGAAATCGACCCTTCTTTTCAGGTCAAGTATTCGCCTCTCGCAGCTGGTGAGGCTATTCTAGGGGCCAGTTCGTCGCAGACCGTCACCAGTAAGTCTGTTTCGTTGACAGATAACACCGTTACAGGTACATTGGCAGAGTTTAACACGGCTGTTAGCGACGCGACTCTCCTCTCGCTCACAGGCTCNGAATCACCCACAAACAAGACAATCGATGGTGATCTAAACACCATCCAGGATCTGGCTATTTCGAGCTTGAAAACCGTAATCGGCAATGCTGAGAAGATCATTGGGTTCGACGCTTCCGGCGTACCTACTGCCACTGATACTCTTCCTGCTGCAATCAGTGTGCTGGCAGATTCTCTCCCATCCTTAGACTTTCTCAGTTCCCTTACTGACACCCCTAGTTCGTATTCTGGTGCATCCCTCAAAGCGGTTCGGGTCAATGTGGGTGAGACTGCTCTAGAGTTCTACACCCCCTCTACAGGGGCAAGTGCCTTTGCACAAGAGGATCTATCGATCAGTGGTGCAACCAGCACTATCACTCTTACTTCCATCACCACCACGACCCTGGCGGATTCTACAATCTTTTTTAATGGTATCGCTCAGAAGAACAGTGACTTTACACGGACTAACAGCACGCAATTCGAGTATACCGTTGGGAACATCACGGATGGCACCGATGTGAAAGTTCAGACCTTTAACTAATCCACAGGAGGAAAATTCTCATGAGAAAGCTTACAATTCTACTCATCCTCGTTCTTGTGGGGATTGCCCTTCCCACTTTCGGCCAGATATCCATAGGCACATGGCAGACTGACGGCCCCAAGATGCCAGCCCACACCTCCTCAACCTCGGCTGAGATCAATGCCTGGATGGATTCAGCCACGGACAGCGGCGTGATGCCTGCAAGCTGGGCTTACTATGAGGAGGGTCCATTCGTTAGGACCACCGACAATTCCTACAAGGGTGCGGTCTACATGCCTAATGGGAAGGTGTGCTTCGTTCCTTACAATGCCACTGAGATAGGTATCTTCAACCCCTCCGATGACTCGTTTGCCACTTCGACAGCAAGTGCTACTGCCGGGGGTTTCGCCGAGGGAGTTCTTTTGAACAACGGGAAAGTTCTGTTCCTCCCAGAAAATGCGCCCGAACCAGTGGGACTATATGACCCCATGACTGACACTTATGCCACGGGAACCGCTACGCCTGTTGGGGGTGCCTTCTTTACCTTAGATGGGTTTCTCGGCGGCGTCGTGATGGATGATGGCAAGGTATTGTGTTCTGATAACATCGGCCAATACTATCTACAGATTTATGACCCGGTTGCTGACTCGTTTACGCAGGGGCCGTGGAGAGGCCAAAGCAGAGATGCAGCACCGTTCAGACTTCAGGACGGGTCCATCATGATAACTTGTATCCAGGGCACTATAACCCGGTATTTCCCCGACACGAATACCCATATTTTCCCATCGGGGATCGCTGATGGGCAGTTCAGTAGCGGGGTGTTAAGCCCCAATGCCAACGAGGGTATTCTGATTCCCAACGGATCACACCTAGGTTACCCATGGCTCACGATAGACGTGACCAGCAATAAGGTAACTTACCGAGGGGGCAGTCCGGGTACTGCCGATGAGATAAGGTATGGGGTAGTCTTG